GGCATGTTTATGAAACTATCAATCCACCATATCGCCAAACTGAAACAGGCGAATGGGAAAAGGATGGCGAGTACGCAATATCACCAAAGGGCATCATCGATGAGATTGATGTCAAGTTTAAGAATGGATTGCCTAAAGGCTGGAGCAAAAAAGGTTGGGAGCCAATTAAACAAGATGCGTAATTGGTTTATTTACTTCAAGCGTGGGAAGATTCGACTCTCAAGAGTTAGGACTTCTCATGCTTGATTGGTTAGCAATCGCTATCAGTTTAATTGCCCTAGGTTTTTCTATTAAGGCTTACTTAGATTCTAGGTGGGTTGAGATTGACTGGCACTTTGATGATGACGAAGAGAAACCTTAAGTAACTCTGCAACTGTAATTGTGTAGCCCTTGGTTGAATACTCAGGACGATTCATTTCCCGCTTTAATCCGTATTGAGCAATAGCCAAGCGAACTCTCTCGGTAGGAACTGTCACTACTGAATCCTCAAGAATGAATGACCAATGGCTTGCCTTGCTAACTGAAATCCCTGATGCGTACCAGCATCCAAGAACATCTGACCAGCACTCAGTTTCAATATAAAGATTGCCTGTGTCTTTCCAGCGTCTATCTCGTTTGACCTCAACTGTTTCAATAGGTGCAGTCAAAAGATTATTGACTAGAACTTCTCCTTCTTGCCCAAACCTTAAATCTAAATCCCAGTCGGAGCGTTTTACAGATTCATATTCCACGGGTTTGATTGTCCAATCGAGATGGGTGCAAAGGTAGGCAAAACTGATTTGTTTTCATAGAGCGCTAAGAGTATTGCTTCAGCACGGTCAGGGGAAGCGACACCCCGTTTCTTCATATCAACTTTTGATTCAATAACAACTCGACCTGATGCGTCGGATGTATAGGTTGGTCCTGCCAACTGCGAGAGAACGAATCTATCTACATTTAATCTGACATCCTGTTTACCGTCTTTTGGTTGCATCATCTGTCTAGCGTTCCACCACATCTCAGCCCTTTGATTCTTAAACTTGGCTTGGTCTTTAGGCTTCTCGGCAACATTGACTCCGATGATGTCTGCGGGTAATTGTCTTTCCTTGACCCATCTATCCAACATAGATACAACTCCCCAACCTAATCCGATGGTATCTACCTTGACTCTAACTCGGTCTCGTATTTCTCTTTCTTGATGAATCTTGATACAGGCTTCAATCTCTCGCATGACAACTCCAGCCACATCAACTGCGTTGGCATTTTGTTTACCTGAAGAGCGATGAACGATGCTGACTGCATAACCGTCTAGCCTTGCAATAACGAATTCATCTCCGCCGTCGGATGCAATATCGACTCCAAGTTTTACTATCTTGGATTCAAGCGGTGTTTCATTCTCTGTGGCTAACTCAGCCCAAGCAAACGGGATAACTTTGCCTGTACTTGATTTAGGAAACTGAGCATTAACACGGGCTTCAACGAATGGAGAATCTTCTCCGAATTCAGAGATAACATCATCAACCCAAGTTTGGTCTACAAGGTGGGTTTTAACTTCGTGGGCTTCTATGTAGTCAGGGCATGAGCGACATCTGCCAGTAGCCTCACCCGTAAAGTTTGGAGTGTCATAAGCGCTGATTGGAATTATGTTGTAAAGCGGACTTGAGCAGATTCTTTCAAACCAAGTTTGCTCGGCATCTGTTGGCGGGTTACCTAGGACTAATAGTTTTGTGTTACCACCTGTCATCAAAGACTCAAGGGCGCCACCGATTGTGTCTGATAAACCTCCAGCCTCATCAACTACTACGAGCAGGTTAGGTGCGTGGATACCCTGAACCGCTGTTTCATCATGAGCGCTTGGACTAAATCCATATCCAACTACGGTGCCATTTATTTTCCATTGAACTGTGTCGGCTTCTCCAGGCAGGTTATTCTTTGCATGAACCCTACGGATTGCCGCCCACATAATGTTTCTTACCTGTCGATGTGTGGTCGCTGTTGTAATTGCAACCGCTGTCCCAGGCGCATGACAAGATAACCACCAAGCAACTGCTCTAGCCGCTAAGTGAGATTTTCCAGGCGCATGACAAGCAGGTACTACCGTTCTTTTATTAGTCATTACAGAAATAAGAATCTCTTTTTGTTTACTCCAAAGAGTTTCATTTAATCCTTGCTCAACAAAACCAATGGGGTCATTTTGCCACCTAGCCCAAGGGTTCTGTATTTCAGCATCAAGAATCACCATCAAGGCATGACGCTCTTCAGGGGTGAGCATTGCTAGTAACTCGGCTTGTTTGGCTGAATCACTTTCGAGGAACTTATCAAGAAGTCTTTCGGTCACTAGATACTCCACCATCCAACTTGTCGCCACGCATCAGGATTATCCTTGCGCCATTTTTTATTGGCTTTGTTTATCTGCTCCCAGTTTGGCTCATGAGTATCTTTTCCGCAATCGGGACATATCGAAGCATTGACATATTCATAAACATGACGGCATAAGGTCATTTCTCATGCGCTTTTCGATTTACGGGCTTCGAGTACCTTGGCTATCTTTTCTTGTAGTTCTCCCATAGTGACCGTAACTCTCACCTCTGAGACAGAATGAGATAAAACTTCTTGCTTATCTACTCTGCCAAAGTCTTCAGGAACTTGACGCTCAAGCCACCAAGCCGATGCCTTCCAGTCTCCCTGACTTGCCGCACTTGATACAACTGCCACTTTTTTAGCGATTGCTTCCGCTCTCGCCCGTGTGAGTGACTCCAAAAACTCCAAGTAGACCTGTTCCTCAGGTTTAGGTTTAGAGTCAGGAATCGTCGCTAATCTATCTCGCTCAACCATTCCACGGCTCATCCAGTTATAGAAAGTGGACTCAGCAATGTTCACCATGGCTACGGCTTTATTAACAGGCAGACCAAGGACAATAAGATTCAATAACTCTTCCCGCTTGGTGTCATCAAGAAGCATGGGCAATCTACCTGTTTTGGGTTTTACCTTTGGCTTTGCGGGTTTCTTTTTTTCTATTGCGGTTGTCATGCCTTTATTCTACCTCGGTTGTACATGCCTCAATAGGAATAAATAATAACTCGGCAATATCTTTCCATCCGTTAATTGTGTTAGCCCATTCATTTAGGTCTTCAGTATGAACTCTCATAGTGTGTTCGCCAACCCGAATTGTTGTACGACCCACAGGAATATGCCCAGGCTTGGATTTTCCCCCACCCAAGATTTCGGCAACCTCTTCGGGACTAAAGCCTGTTCCCCGCAAGCCTGTTGTCGTAAGAAGTTTGTTTAACTCCTGTGGGTCATAAGTTGCTAGGTCAGAGGTTCGGTTATCGACAATAAGAATTTTTATCTCCTCAACATCATCGACATCGACCCAATGAACTGCAATCTTTTCCCATCCTAACTGAACCGCCGCTTGATATGTGTGATTTCCTGACAGGATGTGTTTAGTAGTTTTATTAACCACGATAGGTCGGTACTGACCCATTACCTCAAGGGACTGAATGATTGAGCCTATGTCGCCCTCTCTAGGGTTTAGCGGATGGACTTTAATCTCATTGATGCCAACTGTTTCAACATCGCTTACCTCAATTTCAGAACGCTCACCCTCAGGTTCAGGTTTAACTGGCTTGGGTTCAGGTAGTCCTAATCTATCTTTGATGGCTCGGATGGCTTTCTGTTTTGTCGGTGCATCTATGTAGAGTTGTTCTTTCCACGCTTTATAGGCATCCATCTCAACTGTAAACTTCCAAGCGCTAATCTTTACTTCAGGGTCGCTAGGTAAAGACTTAGAATCTCCAACGCTAGTTTTGTCATCACCCTTACTTAACCTATCTAAAATCTCAACCTCGGCTTTAGTAAATCCCGTTCCTTCTAACTCAGGCAAGGCTGAGAGTAAAGATTTCAATAGAGGTTCGTTATAGGTTGCAAGGTCAGTCATACGATTATCAGCCAAGACAATCTTGCGAGCGCTCTCTTCATCTACATCGACATAAGTTATTTTGATTTTCTTCCAGCCAAGTTTCTTTGCCGCTTTGTAAGTGTGATTCCCTGCCAAGATAAAATTCGAACCAATCTGAACAACAATCGGTCTGTACTGCCCATGGGCTTTGAGTGACTGAGCAATCGCTTCAATATCGCCACGACGAGGATTTGTCGGATACGCCTCAAGGGATGAGATAGCAACTGAAGCAACTTGACCTACCTTTATCTTGGCTTTCATCTTGACCCTTGCTCTTCAAGTACAAAGCCGTCTTTCCTGTCAAACAACTGATACTCAAGAGATGCTACTTCAAAAGACTTTTCAATAGTGGTTAATACAGTCTCAGCATCTAAAGAGCCACAAGTGTATAAATCAAATTGTAATAGAGCAGGGAACTGCTCATCCCATATATGAAATGCGATGTGGCTAGTCTCAATCATAACCATGGCGGTTAAACCTCGGTTACCAATTACATCAACATAGGAAGCAAAGGGTCCTTTAATTATCTTCATGTTGATTGAACCAACCAAATCTTTAAGGAACTCGATAGCCTCATCCTCAGACTTCATTGGTTTATTAACCTTAGCGTTTATTAGTAAATGTTTATGAAATATCATTTTTCCTCACTCAATAAACTGTCTTAGGCTAATTGTTTCGCTGGTCGTCCTCGTCTACGAATTATGTTTCCTTCGCTATCGTACTCAGGAACTCTTTCAATATCGTTGCGGATAATTTTGTAAATTAACTGCTCTGATACACCCATGGCTTCAGCAATCTCTCGGTAAGTGATTCTTTGTTTTCGTAATCTAAGAATCAACTGCTTGCGTCTTTTACCTAAGTCTTGAATCTGCGACTGATGGGTACGAATCGCATCTGTTAGAAGTTTGACCTCATCTAGTCCTTTACCGTCTAACTCCGTTGCTTCCATTACTGTACTCATATCGCTTCTCCTTCTTCGAACAGGCGTTCGACTGCATCATCAAACTTTACTTTTTTGTGAATCTGATTCGCTGTTGCAACGAACTCCAATTCAATTTTTAGCATTGCTTTTTTGTAAGCAATTATGTAACCAATATAAATCGGCAAAATAAAAAAACTGGCAATGGCTAAACCAACTACTGTCCATATTAAACTCCAGTTCATACTTTCCTCTCTTTCTTCGCTCCTCGAATGTAAAGCACTAAAGAATTTCTATCGTTCTGTGGTGGCAGAAAAATTAACGAACGAAGAAATTTTGAAGAATCATCAGGAAGAACTCCTGCATCAACAATTCCGTCGATAGCCGCTTTGACTGCTGGATTACATGCACCTACATCTTGAAGCCTCCCGCCTTTTTGGTGAGGTTCAACGGTGACGCTAATCCACGCCATAGGGGGTATCTTCTCATATTTAGCCAGTAGTTGAAAAGCCGAGCGCCACTCTTTTGTAAGTTTCGCTCTTTCCCATCGATTGCCTGAGCGCTCTGCGTTTGTCGTCCATGGGCGTTGAGCCAACTCAAGTCGATAGATGAGTTGTTCAGCGTCGTCCGCATAACATAAGCAATCCATGACTTAAAGGTGAGGTACAGGTTAAGCAATGTCAAGTTGTCTCTTTCTGCCGTAGTTATCCAAGTACCACCAAAGTCCGTTGTTATCCTGAAAAGGTATCTCTTCAGCCGACTCAACCTTTTGAATTAGGTAACCTAACTCCCTAGCCTTATCACGATTAGACTCAACCCAACCGTGACAACCTGAAGTTCCAGTACCGCATAAAACAATAAGATTCGCTGATTTATGGAGTTCTTGGTTTTTACTTCCGCCCATCATTCTCGGGCGCCGATGATGAACTGAGACTGGATAGCCTAAAAAATCTCTGCCACATCTTTCACATTTGTAAAAGGCTCTAGCGAGAACTAGGAATCGAGTCTCATCATCAACTTTAAGTTTAGGGTTTGCCATTGGAGTCTCTCGTCTGCGAGGGCGTCCAAGCAAGCAGGGCATACCTTTGCCGTCGTTTGAATCTCCATCTGTAATACCAATCGACAAATCGAAACATCTTCATGCGTCAGGTGCCATCGTCCCGCTATCTGTTTCCAACGGAGCATCTGTCACCTTGTTTCTTTCCATGTACTCCCGAAACTCTTTTTTCCATTTAGCAATAACTTCGGGAGATGCTTTTTGTTTTTCTCGTTCCTCAAACTCTAAACTTAATAGACGGCTTTTTTCTCTTTCTCTTTCATCAGACATCCTACGACGCCACTCTTTATTTATGTGTGATGGTTGGATAGCCGTGTCAAAGTTTGCATAATGCCAAGAAACAATTCGCTTCGCTTCTTGTAATGGTAAATCTGAATCAAAAGATTCTGCCCAAGCACGAACCTTTAACTCATCTACCTGAATTCGTAAATCGTAAATCCCGATGAAGCCCACTAGGACTGCTATGTCAGAGAGACTCATTGCGGAGTTTTTCTGATAATTCGATGGCTCTAATTGCTGATTGCTCATGTTTTGTTTTAACACCTACTCCCCTTAGAACTAAGTCCATCTGTCTCATAGATGGAACTGTGCCTATGTAATCTAACGCCTGTTCAATTTGTTCGGCTTGATAGCCTCGCTTCTCTGCCGCTTGGCAGATTGCTAGTAAAGAGTGCCAAGCACTTTTACCCAATGGTTTTACTCTTTGCTTCTCCCACCATTTTCTTGCTACTGCTTCAGAGAGTGCGACAACTGCGATAGCAGTTTCGTCACTCTGCGTTGTAGATAGGACGGATGTATAGGACGGATGGTACGGAGTGGAGTTGGGGAGTTGAACCTCCAAAGTTGGGGAGTTGAGGGTATCTAAGTTGGGGAGTTCTACCTCTCCTAAACTTTGTTCGTCCCCTACTGAGTTGGGGAGTTTCTTCCATAACAACTGGTAGACAGTTGCATTACCTCGAGAGTTACCCTTGGTAATAATCTTCAGGTGACCGTCAGCAATCATCTCGTTGATGACCTTTCGGACATACTCAACCGAGCATCTACCCTTGGAAGCAAGGTTTGACTGAGAGGCAAAGAATCTTCCGTCATCATGAGAAATATCTGCGAGCGCAAGATGAATTAAAAGTTTGGTTCCGTCATAAGGCGAATCTGCCCAAACTTTAGTAATCCATCTAATGCTCACAAATCTCCTCCACAATGAGGGCAATTTTTCTTTCGCCCTTGTCTTTCAACTAATCGACCCTCAATACAAGAAACATCTACATAAACCTTGCACCCATTACGAGTCTCTTTGAGACGGGCGATGCGTCCTGATTTATGGAGGACGGACAATACACCCGAAGCGGTTCCGTGGTGAAGTCCAGTTATCTCAGATAACTCTTTCCAAGTTAGCCCAAACAATTCTCTTTGTGAAAGAAGATTGAGGGCTTGCGCTTGGCGCAGAGCAGTCTTACCTGACCTGTCTGCACTTAGCGCTCGCTCCCTAGATGTATCTGTCCCGCTATGTCCCGAAGTCCCTGCGTATGGAAGTTCAGGATGAAACAGCAACTCCTTCGACTTTGACTTCATCGGATTCCTCTTCCAATTTTGGTGGGTTAATTTTTATCTGTTGCTCACGGAACTTAAGACGGAACTGCTCTAAAAGTTCTGCGTTGTATTTTTCTTTGTTGGCTGTTATGTACTGACCAACTGATGCCAATGATTCTAAGTCAGTCGCTTGATGAATTTTTGTTAGCACCGCTGAAGGCGCCATAACATCATCAGAGGAAGAGCGTTCAT